CTGCTGCTGTTGCACCGAGAACTGCAGGTTCTCAATGTACTTCTGCAGGTTGGCTTGGAAGAGCGGGTCCTGCTGGAGCTGTTGCTGGTACTTCGGGTTGCTCTGTAGCACCTGCTGAGTGAATTGCAGGCGCATGGCTGCTGTAGGGTCGTTCTCGCGCAATTGGGGCGGGTTGCCGAGGCTCATCAGCGCCACCTCGTCGTTGGTTTCACCGAACATCTTCTGCGCGGCAGGGCCCTGCTGCATGACCAGCTCGCTGGCCAGGTTGGGATCAATGGCCCGGAGAGCCACAGAGATCAGCTTGGCTCGGTCAATGACGCCGGCGGTGTCGAGGGGCAGGACGAGGGTGCTGATGGCCTTCAGCTTCTCGGTGACCAGGTCGGTGGAGAGCTCGCGGATGTCGAACTTCAGCATCACGTCGAAGTCCTGAATGTCGGGCGGGAGCGGGGTGGCCGAGGCCGTGATGCGCTGGATCTCGGCGGGGCCGATGTACTGCAGGGTGAGGGACAGCACCTGGCGGAACGCCTCGGTCCAGCCGTGCAGCCAGTTGTTGATCAGGCGCTGCTGGCGCATCTGGGTGATCACCGGGGGGACCTTCTCGGTCGGGCGCCCAAAGTAGCGGTCGGTCTGGGCCTCGATGGCTGCGATCAGTTGGAAGGCCACACTGGGCTCGCGGGCGGGCGGTTGCAGGAAGCCGATCTCGCCGCGGCGCAGGACCGGGATCTGGATCGCCGGGCCGATCTTCAGGTTGCCGCCGCGGGTCTTGGGGACCTCGATGGGCGGCAGGGTGGCCAGGGACGTGTAGTCGAAGATGGAGTCGCGCTGGGCCTTGACCTCGTGCTGCCAGGTCGAGCAGACCTCGGGCACGCCCCGGCTCTCGGTGATCTGGCGGTGGATGAGCTCACTGCGCCACACCACAAACGGGTACTGCCCGTGCGTGTAGTCCAAGAGGTCGAAGTAGCCCCATTTGTCGCCCACCTGAGGGCTGAATACGGTGTAGAACACGCCCGGGATGCCGTCGGAGTCGATTGATTTTTGGTAGCTATAGACCACCTCGATCAGGTTCTCGCGGTCGAGGATGGAGTTTTCGGCCAGGCCGACAGCAGCGTAGGTGTAGGCCGAGTAGTCGCTGAAACGGCCCATCGTGTTGATCGCCTCCTGGGCCCACTCGGCGTCCCAGCCCTCGGTCTCGACCTTGTTCAAGAGCTCGGCCTCGGTCATGTAAAACCGTCGGAACACCACCCGGGCGGACTGGATGTCGGTGGTCTCGGGCGGGAAGACCAGCTCGTCGTAGGGTGCGAGGGCTGCCACCATGGGCTTGTTGGTGACCATGGTCGGGATGGGGAAGTCGCACTCGCCCTCGGTGCGCAGGTCGCGGATGGCCTTGAGGGCCCGGCGCTTGCGCAGGTTGGGGAAGGCCGAGAGGAGGAGCTCTGCGGATTGGTCGTCGGCCTCGGGATTGGCGATGAGGTTGGGCAGGTCGGCAAGGATGGAGTCCTGTGGGGACTGGGCTGCCAGAGCCATGATCTGGTCCATGGTCAGGTACTGCTCCTTCTGACCCATCTCCTGCTGCCAGGTGACGTGCACACCGGCCCAGCCGTAGGTCCATAGGTACTGGGAGAGCAGCTCGACCTCGCGGGTGAGGTCGTTGTACATCTTCGCATTGACCGTCCAGTCCATCAGGTTGTGCGCGGTGACGGCCTGATCAAGCTGGCTGATGTTGGTGGGGCTGACGCGGAGCATCGAGCGCCAGAAGGAGGTGCTGCAGAGGTCCACGAGGCCGTTGATCACCTCGTCGGCAAGCGGGATGCGGGTGTCGGAGGCGCCGTCCCAGGGGAATGCCGGCTTGTTGCGGTTGGCATCATTCCACTTCTTGCCGTCGTCGGTCTGACCAGGCCAGCGGCAGTAGCGCACATTCTCGGCATTCTCGACACGGGCGAAGACGCCGTAGTCGGTGGCCGAACGCCGCAGCTCCTCGGTCAGTGCGCTGACATTGGGCTCGTCGCCGACCCGTGCCATCACGTCGGTTGCCTGCTTGTAGGAATCTCCTTGCATAGTGTCTTTTGTTAGTATCCACCGCCGCCGCGGCAATCAAAGCCCCCATGGCCTACGAACGCAAGACCGGAGACCAAGAGCATCCCCAAGCAGTCGATGGGGTCCTTGGTCGCACCCTTCTGCCCGTCGCGCCCGGTGTGCTCGGAGAGTGCGTAGGTAAGGTTGACGCAGTCGTCGGTGATATAGAGCGAGGGCTCGTTGAGCGGGGTGAGCGGCTGGGTGGCATCGTAGGAGAGGAGGCTGTTGATGGCGCTGGTGCGCTGGTCGACGGGCACGCCGGGTGCCGGTACGAATGCCATGGGCTCGTCCTGGGGGTTGTCGGACTCGGCCAGGAGGTCGATCAGGGTTGTGCCGCCGGCCTCGGATAGTGCGGGCGAACCGCCGGCCTTGGGGTCGATCAGGCGCATCACAGGCTCGCCGTAACCGAGCTCGGCCTCAATGGTCCTGAATAGGTTACGGTACTCGGATATCGACCGCCCGGCATCCAAGGTCTGGGCAGGCCCGAGCTTGCCGTCGGGCTTCTCGGAGGGCAGGGCCCACTCGCCGTAGTTGCTGAAGTCCGGGAACTCCCGCACCACAACCCGCTTGCCGTCCTCGTAGACCAACAACCACAAACAGAACCAATTCCGGGCGCCAGCGGGGTCGCAGACCATGTACAGGGTGCCGCCGGGGGGCACCTTGGAGGCCGGGATGCAGTGGATATCCGGGCGGAAACGGGCGAAGGCCTTGCCGATGTTGTCCGAGGCCCAGCCGTAGGCCCGGGTCAGGATCTGGCCCATGGGCGAGGTGACCAGCTTGCTCTTCATCTCGTCGAAGGGGTTGTACGGGTTGTCTTCCGAGAAGAAGAACACGGTGCGCCGGTTGGTCTGGGGCTGCACCATGGTGCGGGCGGCCTTGCCGAGGGGCCAGGTGGGGAGCGCTTGCTTGCCTTTGATGAGCTCGGCGTCGTGGAAAGCGGAGATTGAGGAGCCGGCGGTGAACTCCTTGTAGACGCTGGCCACGCCCTCGAGGGGTGTCTGGGTGACCAGGAGCTTGCCGCGGCGGGTGATGAGGCGGTAGCGGAGTGTGTCCACCCAGGACTGCGGGACCAGCTCGTCGCACCAGATCAGGTCGGCCTCGCGGCCTTCGATGGTGTTCTCGCTCTGCGTGTAGTTCAGGAAGTCACAGCGTGATCCGTTGGGCAGGATGAATGAGCCGTCGGTGAAGCCATTCTTGCGGCTGTAGTTCAGGTAGTGAATACGGCCCTTCTTGGTGGCCCGGAGGGCGACGGGCAGGTAGTTGTAGATTGCGGGCTGCTGCACGGTGACTGAGGTGGCGTGGCTTGTGTGGCAGCAGAGGACGCTGGCGTTTTCCTTCTCGAGGAGGGTTTGCACCACGCGGCGTGCGGCCCAGAGGGTTTTACCGGCGCGGTTGCCGCCGGAGATCAGCAGCTCCTGGGTGGCTGCGTACTCGGTGTTGGCGATCTCCCAGTGGTCAGGGATGAAACCGTAGGTGTAGGGGTCGGCCTTCTCGAGCAGCACGAGCTGGGTGCGCTTCTGCTTCAGCTCGAGTGCCCGGGGGTGCGAGGCGTCGATCTTGGGTAGGAATGGGTGCTGCGGCTGGTCGTTCCACCAGGCGGTGTTGCAGGCCTCGGTGCAGAAGCGCTTCTGCTTGGGGCCTTCGCGCTGCTTGATGATCTCGAAGGGCTTGGAGCAGGTGAGGCAGAGGGGGTGTGACATAGGGGGGATTCCACTCACTTTACAGAGGAGGACAGAGGATGACTGAGGATGACTGAAGGCTGTGTGGGGTGTGTTTGTTTATATTTTTCGTTTTGGGAAACCCGTCGACTTTTACCGTTCCTGCGGATTGCCTGACCCCCTCCCCCCGGTGCCCGGGCGGCCTGGCGCTTGCCTGGGCGCCGCGGGTTGGATTGGGGCAGAATCGAACCAGTTGTTAGCACTAGTGTTAGCACTGGATGACAGAAACGCATAAAACCTCAGCAAATAGGGGCAATCGCACGTGCTGTGAATCGAACCCTTGGTTAAGTTCAAAGGTTAGCACCGTCCGGGATCTGCTCGTCGTTGACCGGGGTCACATTGCGCTCCTTCAAGTCCTTCATCAGGTCGCGATGGCTCACAGAGGCCGTCATGGCGAGGTGGATACTGGTGGGCTGGCCTTTGATATTGGCAAGCTTGTCGGTTAGCACCGCTACCGCTACGGGAAGGCTGCGGTCATCGATGAACGCCATTGATTCCTGGGCTAGTCGTTTCGTGCCTTTCCATATTGCGACCTCCAGAAATCCAGTAACATCCTTGCGCCAGTCATCCTCATTTTCGGGGTAGTCGTGCGGCACTTTGACTCCCCTAATGTACTTAAACGCAGTCTGCTCACTCAATCCAGCATCCGCTGCAATCTTTGCAAGCGACTCATTCTTGATGATGCCATCGACAATTATGTCTGCCTTTTCTTGGTCCAGCTTGGAGTTTGAATGCTGGTTAGTCGGTGGCTTACTGTAGCCAACCTCCTCTGCAGCTTTTCTGATCTTATCCTTGAACTCCTTTGGAAGCCTTGGGTCATCACGTAGTGCCCACGCTACGCGGTTTCTGTCGGTCCCAGCCTTTGCAGCGACATCACTCAGTGATGCCCTGGTCTTCTTACCCGGCATAAGGCGCAAAGCTAAAGGGGAACTCTCCCCAGTGGTTGAGCTGCTTCTTGGGCTTCATTGAGTAGTGATTTACTCCGGCCAGGGTCATCCTGACCGCGGCAGCGTAATCCTCACTGAGATACTCGAGTTTGCCCGGCATGGAATCCATGGCAATGGGCATCCACAGGGTCGGGAACCTGTCGACCCTCACATCGTCGCACCAGTCGATCCTGTACGGCATCTGCACTCCTGACCCTCCCAGCGCATCAAGTGTCGCCATAAGGCATTTACGGGGGATTGCGAGGCATCCTGAGGCGAACATCGTAATGGGCACCAGCTCCGCTGCGCACTCTGCGTCATTGACCTGATGCTTCAGGGCCTGCAGGTGCTCGACCTTGGGTCGCAGGGCCGGCCTGGCGGGCAGTGAGCGGCATGAGTAGGGGATGCACACCGTTGCCTGGTGCTCATGGGCCAGCTCGGCCATGCGGATGATATCGGCGGCAGTGAACTCGATGTCGTGGTCGAGCTGCACCCACACATCCTTGCCTGAGTCGAGGAACCACTTGGTGGCGCGGCAGCGGGAGCGGCTGATCAGCGCATCCTCCCGGATGGTGCGCAGATCGGTCTGCCTGTCAGAACGGGCGAAGGTGGCCGTCAGGTCGATCCAAGACATCATACAGGCGGCACTAATGCCACCGTAGGCGTATAGCGAGACATGGATGGACGGCCTGGTGCCTGCCTGGGTTGTGCCTTGCACCTTGCTGGTCGGCTGCGGTGCGTAAATAAATGGATCTTCCATCTGTGGGGATTCTGCCTTGGTTGCGGTCATGGTTCAATGTCCTTCCGTTGGCTTGCGAGAAAGAGTTCATGCCCCTTGCTGATCAGGTAGACGACGCTGCCTCGGGGCACTTGGCAGGCTGCTGCGACGTCGTTTAATGAGAGGCCACGGTCCCGGAGGTCGTAGGCCTTGCGTGCCAGATCTGGCGTATGGCGCTGCTCGGTGACCTCGGGCTCATCCTGCATCACCGGGTCTGGCGTGCCGTCTTCCTTGAATGCCATGTTCTTGGGATACGATAGCCAGCCGCGCTGCACGCCTATTTTAACAAGGTGCGGTGCCTCCATCAATAGTTTGGTTGTGTTTGTTACTGTCATAACAATGATATGTCTAATGGTGTTGCGGGCAAGTGTTGCCTCCCCTTGCCGCTTCTATCTCCTATAAGCTGAAAAATGCGTTGCCTATGTTCCTTGCCACTGATGCCGGGGTGGATTACGCAACCAAACCTTCCGTCTGCCTGGATGACAAGGTGGTTGCGCTGCTTATCACCACCTACCTCGGCACAGGCTGGGCACTGCCCGACCATTTTCTGGCCAATTTTGCGCAGGCCTGCCACGGTCAAGCGGTGTCTAGCGTTTTGGACGGGAGGGACGGCATTTCCCAACTCCATTCCTACCTTGGAGCACCTTATACCCTCTTTTACACTCCATGCACCGAGTTGAGAAGTGCCGTCCCCCGTCCCAAACGCTTGACTACGCTTGACCAATCCAGTGTTTTTCATGCGGTCAAGGTAACTTTCATGTAGCCTCGGGACTGTTGTTGCTGACCGTCGCTACGGTGAATGTGGTTCGACGGGATGGCCTGGTGTATCTCCAGCATGAGTTCAGCAGCACGCTTCTGGAAACGCTTCTCCGGTTCAGGCCCCCATTCCTTGTTGTTACACATCGTCATATAGGCACTGTATAGCTCCTCAGTAGTGATACAATCCGACGACATACTGCTGCCTCTGACATGATTGACGATAAAGTATCTAACACTATCGCTCTCGCTCAACAAGTTATCAATCATGCCGCGCTGCCTCTCGGTCACCGGGAACGGCCTTCCGGCCTGCATGACCCGGCACAGATCCTCCGCACCCTGCAGGAACCAGTTCAATATACCACTACCTTCACGCTCTATCATCACATCGTGATAATTGGGAATCACCTTCTCAGGCTTGGGCTGGCTGAAGTCGAGCAGCAGCAACCGCCTCGACCACGCACCCAGGTCGCCCTGCACATTGACCTTCAGCCGACTATTCGCAGTCACGATGACGTTCCAGTCGCCCACCACTGCCTTTGCCCCTGACTTCCCCTTGAACTCCACGCTCAGCCTATCGCCGCCGGTCAGTGCCTTGAGCTGCTGGCTCTCCTCGCAGGACAGGAAGTCCGGCGGCACGTCGCTGCCGATCAGTAACGTCCTATCGTGGAAGTTGGCCAGCTCGAACCGACTCCCCAGGTGCGCGGTCCTGAGCTCGCTGCAGTTCTCATCACCGACCAACCGCCGCACAAGCCCGGCCACGGTGCTCTTCCCGCCGCCGCCCGTGCCTGTCAGCAGCAGGATCACCTGGGGCCTGTTCCTCTGAAGCAGCGCAAGTCCGCCCCAACGCTGCAGCAGCATCTGGTCATCCTGCTCGGGCAGCGCATGATCCAGGAATGCCTGCCACATCGGGCTCTGCGCACCCTGCACGTAGCGTACCGGGGTCTGGTTCCTGCTCATCCACTCCGGGCCAAACCCGTGCATCTCATACGGCGCAGCACGCAGGTCCACCATGACATTGCTGCAGTGGACCACGCTGTCCGGCCTGGAGAACGGATTGCGCTCGACCTGCAGCCTTCCGATCAGATCCACCACCTGATCGGCGAAACTCGCTGTGAGCCTCGTCAGCAGCGCCGGCAGCCGCGGGTCCTCCGTAGACGCCACCTGATCCAACAGAACGCGCCTGGCGGTCTCCAGGGCCTTCTGCGCCATCTCCTCGCGGCTCATGCTCATCCAGATCCCGCGCTCCCCATGATACCAGTAGTGCATCCCGCTGACTGCATCGAAGAGGAATCGCTCCTTGTGCGCCATGTAGGCCGCGAAGAACGGTGCCTGCAGATTGCCGGTGCCGCTCCGGCCAAAGGTCCACGGCACGCCATGCTGCCGGATCAACTGCGCGATCTCATCCCGGCTGCCCGGCGCCGGCCAGCCCTCGGGCCACCGGATCTGGCTGAACTCCAGCGCCACCGGCGGCCTGTCCACCAGCACGCTGTACTCGCACCCGCTCGGATGCAGTCCCTTGACCGTGCTCAGGTTCCCCGTGCTCCTCCACTCATACAGCGGCTTGCCCAGCAACCGATCTCCCACCTGCACCATCTCGGTCGTGCTGCGCTCCGCGCACGGCCCCGGGTACTTCCCGGTTACCCTGACCCCGATCTGCGCCCCGCGTTTGCCCTTCCACCTCGCCGACCCATGCAGCACCGGGTTCACCTTCAGGAACGCCTCCAAACTCCCCTCATCATCGAAATCAATAGCACACAGCCCCCCGGAAAACTCCCCCAGCCTCACAGCCACGTTCCCGTGCTCGAGCATGACCCGGTAAATGTCCCTCTTCGTACTCTCCAAGGTCTCCTGGGTGTACTTGACCATCGGAATCTTGGTGCCCGGGCTCTGCGGCACCAGGAACAGCGGCGTGCCCAGCCAGCCCTCGATCTCTTGCGTCGTCATCATACCTCTTCGCGCCTTTCAAACCGCAACGCCTCCTCGCTGATAAACCAGCCCTTGGGCCACTCGGTCAGGTAGATCCCGCCCAGCGTCCGCACTCGGCTCAGGGCCACATAGGCCTGCCCGGGCTCCCGGGCGGCCCTGATATCAATCCTGGCAGCGTCGAGCGTCAGCCCCTGCGCCCGGTGTATCGTCATGGCATAGGCCAATCGGAGCGGGTATTGTTGGACGGTCACGCCCAGCGATTCAAAGAACCATTTGCGCCGGCCCAATGAAATCTTCTCGCCGCGGCTCTCGACCACGATGTCGCTGCCCCGGAACTCAATCACCCGGCCCACCTGGCCATTGTAAAAGCCCTGCTCCGCATCATTCGCGGTGAACATCACGGCAGCCCCGGGCTTCAACTGCAGCACCCGCGGCGTGCTCATGTTCTTGGTGGCGAACTCCACGGCCTGGTCAACGCCCTGAACCTCCGCATCGAACACGGCAATCGGGCCATCAATGCTGCCCAACCTGTAGTTGTTCCACTTGTCCACCTGCACGTTGTGCGTCATCAGCCGGGTGATGTGCTCGGGCGGGTTCATCCTCAGCGCACTGCGCAGCAACTGGTTGTCCCGCGGCTTCATCCGGCCCACTCGGAACCCGCTCAGCATCTCGATGAACGGCACATCGTTCTGCCGCCGGACCTTCTCGAGCTTGATCGTCTTGAAGTCGGCCTCCTCCCAAGCCTTGCTGCAGAAAGCCCAGTCGTAGGGCTTGCTCTGATCGGTCCTGACCGGAGGCAACTGCAGGAAGTCGCCCAGAAAAATCACCTGTAACCCACCGAAAGGCCGGCTGTCTTCTCTGATCCGCTTGACCCAATAGTTCAGGAAGTCCAGGTGCCGGCCTGCCATCATGCTGATCTCATCGACCACCAGCACCTCGGTGCCCCGCACCCGCTTGCGGGCGCCGTGAATCGAAGGCTGCTCCTCCAACCGCTCGGCAGCCTGCAGGAAGTCCTCGCCGTCCTGCGGCCCCAACTGCATCCCGCACCACCTATGCACGGTGGTTCCGCCCACATTCAGCGCGGCAATGCCTGTCGGGGCCGTGATGGCCACATCCCGGACTCCTTCCACCCTGCTCAGGAACTCCCGCAGCAGCGTGGACTTGCCGGTGCCCGCCTGCCCTGTGAGGAAGACGTTTCCAAAGGATTTTGCCCAGACCATGAAGCGGTCCTCGGGCGTCGGATCGAAGTCGTCCTCGATCACATGGACAGACGGGCTCGTAATCATCGGATCAGTAGGTCGGGATAAGGATGTCGGAGACCTTCTGCGTGAGTTCCACGTCGCGCAGGCAGTAGGCAATAGCAGCCTCGCGGTCGGTCTTGAACAGCTCGTGGAAGTGCGCCCCGTTGCCGGCCTTGTCGCCCAGCCCGAGGTGCCTGGAGATCGCGGCCAAACTACCATGCGCCCGGCTGTCCCCGAGCTGCCACACCTCGCGCAGATCAACGATCAGGTCGGTCCAATACCTGCCATTGCGCATCCAGTAGGGCACGGTTAGCCGGTGTTTCCAGCTCCGCTTGAACAGGAAGGGCAGGTCGAACGGCTTGACGTTGAACCCGATCAACTGCGGCTTGCGCTCGAAGCTGTCGAGCAGAGACCAGAACTGCAGCAGCATTGCTTTCTCGCCATCCGCATCGGCACAGAGCACCGCGGGCTGCTCGTGCTCGATACGGTAACCGATGGCCAGAACCTGGCCACTCAAGGCATCCAGGGCTGCGTTCTTGATGTAGTCGCTGGCGTGGTTCTCCTCGGCTGTCCTGATCTTCTCAGCGATCAGGTCCGGGTTCTTGATGTTGCCCAGCTTGACCTGGCTCGGGTCAAACGGTGGGATGACCAACTCCCCAAATGGAAGCGGTCCAGTCTCGATGTCGAAGTAAATACGTGGGTTTGCTGGCATAAAAATGTGTTGTTGATGTGCGTTTGTCGGCGGATGCGCACCCCCCGCGTGCTTGTCCCTGAGTCCCCCAGCAGCAACGGGCTGCCGGGAAAGTTGTCAGATGATGGGCTTACCGCAGTGCGGGCACAGCTTGGGTTGCTTGGGTCGTTTCAGGAGCACCGGCACTCCCAGCCATTCGCAGATCTCGCCGTAGGACTTCCACCCAAAGCCTGTGACGGCATTGGGATGCAGGTGCCCCGACGTGTAGAGGCTCAAGGCCTCGTCTTTGTCCTTCACCGCCATGCGGTCCAGGATGTTGAAGGTGCGCGTGCTGAAGGGCCAGCCCCACTGCGCCTGGATCTCGGACCTGGTCTTTGCCGCCCGCGCAATCTGGCTGATGCGCTGCTTGGTCAGTCCCAAGATCTCGCCGATCTCCACGATGGACTTGCCCTCGGCCTTCATCTGCATGACCTCCGGGATGAGGTGGGCCACCTTGGTGTACTTCTTCTTTGGAGTGCTCATGTCAGTAGGGGATGTCATCCTGCTCCAACTTGACTTGAGCCTCCTCGTCGGCCTTGAACTTGGCCTGATACCAGACCAGCGCACCGATGAGGCGCTTGTCGTCCGCGGTCTGCTTGACCTCGGCCCGGGCCTTGGGCAGCCAGTGCTCGATCAGGCTCGTGATGCTCTCCTCGGTCAGCTCCCGGAGCTCGATGCCCTTGTGCTTCCCGACGTGGACCTTGACCTTAGACGGGTCATCCGCCGGTGGCTGCCCGCCGCCTGAGGTCTTGCGGAAGCTCGAGTCGCCACCAGCCGGTGCCTTGCCCTCGGCGCCATCCTTTGCAGGCCGATCCTGCAAGCGCACCCACAGCCCGCTCGGGGTCAATGCCTCGCCGGTCTTGTGCGGCATGATCAGCTTGATGTTCGCGTAGGTCCTGCTGCCGTCCTCGCTCTGCTCGTGCCCGATAACAATGCTGGCCGGGCGCCCAAGGAGGCTTTCCAGATCCAGACTCTTGTTCTCCTGATCGGTCAACTTCCTCCCAAACCAGTCCTTGAGGAACTTGGTGAGCGCAGCCTTCTCGTGCAGGCTCGGCACCATGGGCTTGGTCATCACCACCCAGGGCTGCACCGGGTCCCGGCTGTCGTCGATCAGGTCGATCTCGAACACGAACTTGAACTTCTGCTTCACGCCGTACTGCGTTTCGTACTCCTTGAGTGGAGACACATCCACGCACACCGCCCTGCCCGAGAACTCGGGGCATGGTGCGAAGTCCTTCTTACCGCCTGTTGCACTGATTATCATACGTCTTACTTGTTGTTGTTGTTGTGTTGAACCGAGGCCTGTTTCTCGACCTCGGAAAGTTGTTGTGCCATCCGGGCGTAGTTCGCCCAGTAGTCCGGGAAGGCATCCCGGAGTTTCTTCATATTGCTCGGATCAGCGGCTAGGGCAGCACTGCCCAGCTTGGCAACAAAGCTGCCGCCGTATTCGACCATGCACCGGGCCACGTCTCGGTCGTTGATCACTTGGAGCCTTTCCCGCGCTTGCGGCGCCAGTAGCTGACATCATCGAGCTTGTAGTCCCGGGCTGCCTTGTAGATCGCTCCGGCCTGCTGCTTGCTGATGCAGTAGACGCCGTCGCCCTGCTTAATTTTCTTTGCCACGGTATTCTCGCTCATTGGGTTGGCTGGACGATGAAGTCGAAGTTGATGTGCCAGGTGTCGCACAGCCTGTTGTAGGTGTCGTTCTTAATGCGCCAGGTGCGAGGGTCCCGGGTGGCGCCGGTGTGTCTGCAGCGGATCCGAACGTCGATGTTCTGAATGGCCGTGTTCCGCAGGTGATGGTCGGGCGGCAGTTCGTGAAGTTTGGTGATCATGGTTGCTCCGTAAGTTGTTTGATGTACTTGTTTCTCTGCTTTGGCGTTAGTGACACAATGAATGCGAGTGTCTCGACCGCATTGACCGAGTGGATGAGTTTCCAATGTCCCCTTGCTGCGTCCAGTTGCTTCGCTCGTTCCATATCCACAATCAGAACTTCGCCGGCCATGGTGTGTCGGTAAATAAATGCTACGTTCATCGTCCCTCTAGCCATTTCTCCAAGTCATGGAGTTCATCCACTTTGGCTTCGAGTTCTTTGATGTGGTCGTTGAGACGATTGAGTTCCATCACAATGCCCCGTGGACGTATGTCGCTTAGGAAATTGCCTTCTGGAGTCTTGATGCTGAATCCATTCAGTGGAGGCATTCGTCGCAACACGATGTGGGTGTAGCGTTTCACCGATTTACCTCCTTCAGTATGAAGTAAGCCGAACCAGCAATCACAAGTGCAAGCCACAGTTCTGGATGTCGTTTGTGAAACTCCAGCTCATCTTTAACTAATTCAATAACTTCTTTGAGTTTCATAGCTTCTCCTTTCCATCGCCAGACTCCACTCGTTCACGCCCCAGAGCCTCACGCGCATCGTCGCGGACATAGTTGTTCACGGCGTAGCCCAAGTCTTCAGGATCTAGGAATCGGTTGATGAATGACTCCATTCGCTTGATCTTCTCATTGGCCGCATCCAACTCTGCTTGGAACTCAGCATCACAATGATCTTGCCAAGCCTGTTCGGCTGCATGGTCGGCGTTGCTCATCGCTTGTTATTTTTGTATTTGTTCCATTGAAGGATTGCTTTGTATTCTTCATCGTCATTCTCAGCGTTCAGCATCGCATCCCCCGCCTCCTCCAGCCGCTTGATCCTAGCGTCAGCATTGTTCAACGCCCGCTCCAAGGCACGCGCATGGTTGATAAGAACTTTTGGTTCAGGATCCATGTCATGTATAATTAGAAGCGTATCTGTTCGCAGCGTATCACTCACAGCTTGTCCTCCTTGGCTTTGGCCCATACAACACACATTCCGCTCCAATCTTGTACAGACCATCCAGACTCAACGATTTTATCCCCCGCCTCCTCTAGCCGCTTGATGCGTTCGTTGGCGGCGTTCAGTTCGCATTCAAGTTGTTCAGAAAACTCAGCATCAACGGCGGTGTCCAAATCATGAAAACCACGCTTCGCATCCGTCCTTGGTGTATCGCTCACGGCTTGGCCTCCTTCCCAATCTTAGCGTCGTCCCAGCCCTGCAATAGGTTGTCCATTCGGGTGGTTCTCATGCTCGGAGATGGAGGGTTGATGAAGTCGTACATCGCGTTTCCAGCAATTTCCAGTTGGCGGATGTGTTCGTTGTAGTACTTCCGTTCTCCTTCCAGCTTGTCCCACAGAGCGCGGAGACGGTTTTCGAGTTCGGTGACGTGCTGGTTCGCATCAGTCAGTTTCTTCTGAATCTCTTCTATCGACCTGTCGTGAGAGTATTCATCAAACGCAGCCTGTGCTTTGAGCATTGCGTCGGCTAGTGAGTACGCGTATTTAGCGACTTCATCGTTACTGACCGTTTGCTCAATAAGGTTTCCCTGTAACGCCGCAGCTGCGAAGTAGTCGCGGATTGAAATCCCGTAACATTCTGAGGTTGCTTCATCGTGTTGAAAAACAACAGGAAACGCCGGTCCTCCGTCGTTGATCTGGATGCTCATTTCGATTCCTCCACCACTCCACACGGGAGCCACGTTTTACCGCCGTCGGTGCTGTACTCTCGCTCATCCAGCCACAAGTCTCTGTCAGCTTGGACAGACACCCAGCCGAGGAGAACTCGGTCCTGCGGGTTGCGCTTGAATCTCATCCACGCCCCCAGCGGCACCTCATCCGCAGTCCACGGGCGGAG